TCAAATCGGGCAGTCATCCCGCCGCAGATCGTTAACCGAAAACGTCACCACGCCGTAAACCTCCACACCCTCACCCTCGATCGCTTCACCGTCTCTGGTGATAAACGAGCGCCCCTGCAGTCGACCAAAATCAGTAATTCCATCGTAGCGGATAAGTACGAAATCTCCCGGCTGCGGACGTAGCGACAAATCCAAGATGGCATAGCCGGAATCTGTTTTGACGATTTTGGAGTTGGCATCCACGCGGCACAGTTTCGTGACGGTCAGTGTATCCTCGATATAGTCAGATGCTGGAGACGGAAATCTCATATCACAGCCCTCCGTTCGGGTTGTAGAGCTGGAATGTGCGGTCGTCACCCTCTTGCGTGGAGACGTCTTTGAATGTCGTCACGTAACCCTCTATCCACTGATTGGCCTGCCGTGGCGACCAGTGCCAGTTTACTTTCTCCAGCTCCTGAAGAAACCGCCTGGTGGTGATGGTGCGCCTGCCGTTGGGCTCGATGACTATCGCCGCCCGGCAAGCGACCTCAATTTCGTATCGACGTGGCATGATCTGAACCTCTCAATAACACTGTTTTTATATACAGTAGATTCATTGAGAGATCTGATCAATACAGGTTGCAGCTATCGATCAGGCGCACCGACGCAACATAATGATTATTCAGAAGCAGGCAGGTACTTGTAGATAGTTTTCACGTCTACCCCTATTACATCGGCTACCGACCCAATGTTTTAACTGCTCAGACCAGAAATATCTGGAAGCTTTAGGCATATTCTTGGAAGATAGACGAGCGCAAAGACGCACACAGCAATGATGTTATGTAGTATTTCCCCCTTGAGTGTGCCTGCTCAAGGGGATTTTTTACCGCCGTATTGTACCGGCAAATATTTGAAAATAGTCTTACCCCCACACCGATCGCATCGGCCACACGCTACTGGACAGGCGCTTAGTCCGGTATGTTTCTCGCGCTACTACTGCTTACGTTAACGTCTGGTAATGATCTAGCGGCGCGACGTAAAGCGGCGTTGAAAGCAATTATAGTGACCGGCCGGCGATGGTACTTCACACGGTTAGAATGACTCTGAAATAAATAAACATCTTCTGGATAGCGTTCTCTTCTACGAGCAATCATCGCCTCTACTGGAGGGGTTGATTTAACACGTAGCTCCTTCAGGTGACCCTGTTTTCGTATCAGTATCAAGTCACCATCAATATCATCATATCGAATACTCAGCAGCCTTCCAGCGCTTAAACCCGTGTGAAAAATTAACGCCCACAAGTCAGCCCATGTATCTGAGATGGAAACAAGATTGCTGTTAATAGTTAAAAATTGCTCAAAACTTATTGTTTTCTTACCGTTCACGAAAAAACCAAACTGTTTTCAAAGCTGAATGAATTGATTAAGCCAAACGTAACATATCAGGAAAAGTAGTGAAATCTTTGTCTTCAAGTCGCCGGGAGGTACTTGTAGATTGTTTTCACGTCCACGCCTGTCACATCAGCCACCTGCTGCCGGGTTGCACCGTTCTCCAGCATTCGTCGCGCCCGTTCGACAACCTCAGGGGTCATCACTCTGCGACGTCCGCCGATACGCCCCTGCTCTCTCGCCGCCACCAGTCCTGCGCGGGTCCTCTCCACAATCAGCTCTCGTTCCATCTCTGCCAGCGCGCTCATGACGTGGAAGAAGAAACGCCCCGCGGCCGTTGATGTGTCGATCGAGTCGGTCAGGCTGCGGAAATGAATGCCTTTTTCCTGCAGCTCTGACACCAGCGTAATGAGGTCGCGCACACTGCGCCCCAACCGATCCAGCTTCCAGACCACCAGTGAATCACCAGGACGAAGTCGGCGGATTGCCCGTCGTAGTCCCGGCCGCTTAGCGTTCTTTCCGCTGGCCATATCTTCAAAAATCAGCTCACATTCTGCGCGAATCAGTGCATTTTTCTGTAAATCGAGGTTTTGATCGCCAGTAGACACCCGAGCGTAGCCAATCAGCATGTTGTAACCCTTTGAAAAAGCTGATTGTAAATTGCCTGGGTTATTCGCGTAAACCTGGGTTCAGGCGACGGGCTAAAACTGATTGGTCGCTGCGCGACTGTCGCGTTGCTACGAACTACAGAACCGACGCAGAATATTCAGCTTATTCGGACTATTTCCTATTCCGCAGGGCTGGCGCCAGAAATGCCACGGGGTGGTGGTGATTACGAATATGACCCTGACGACACCACCACGGCCGATGACGGGATACTCACAATTGTTACCAGTGACGGCGCACGCTGGAAGAAAATACTCAACGACCTTGCGCTGACCTGTGCTGATGCGGGGGTATTCCCTTCAGGAGATGATGATACCGATGCCCTTAATGCCTTGTTTACCGTCGTGGCGTCGTTCTGGTGGACGCGCGGGCGTTTCCGGCTGGACATGATGGGGCTGAAATTCAGCTCATCCAGAGGGAATACTGTTGAGTTCGACCCGAACAGAATTGAGTTATGTAACTTTTATATCAACAACGTCTATTACACGTCGACGACGCCATTCGCGATTGTGTGCGCCAGGTCAACGTTGCCATTTCAGGACGGTGTTAATCGCGTTCAGGGGAACGTTGAAAACCTGAAAATAGGGGATTCGACCCGCCATACAACATCGCCGGTGACAGCTCTGTACCTGGTATCTGATGTTAACGGGGCATCGTCAAGCGTGGTCTTTAATAATCTGGTAGCACATGGTTCCAAAAATGGTATTGCTTACGGCAGTCACTGTTATCTGACGACGTTCAACGGCGGCTCCGTCTCTGCCGGAAATAACAATGTTGATGCCGTTACTGCCGGGCTGGAGACTTCTCTGGTGGATATGGGGGAAAACTTCCGATTCAACGGAATGACATTTATGGGGTCCCGGATTTTCAACTGGGGGACACTGGGTGCCGAATTTAACTTCACTGATGTGAGCATGGATTTTGTTGCACTTGGCGTGAATAACGCCTCCGGATTTGTGCTGGATGTGAAGGGTGGTCATGCAGAATTTAATAACAACTATGAGCGCTGGTTCAGTTCATCGAAACCGGCTTATGTCAGTTTTAAACCTGCCTGGGTCGTATGTGACGGGACAAACGCCACAACTGACCATATGTTTTACGATGATACAGGGAAAGGGCAACTGGCTGTCGAAAGCGACGTCACATACTGGTCCGGCACTGCTGTCAAATCCATGATTAACACCCGACTGCTGTCTGATAAATCCAACTCACTGCAGGGACTGCAACCCGCAGTACGTGGTGACCTGAATAAATACCTGGTGGATGGCACCTTCACCCGCAGTACGCTCGTTGACCGCTGGTACGCAGACATGAACGCATCGCGTACTGACCGGCTGACGTCAGATACCACAACCCTGACGCGTGGCACCACAACTGACGCTGACGGTAATACAGTTGGATGCCTGTCAATAGTCAAAAAATCCACAGTGGGTGAGGGGTTCCCGTCTGGTGCGCAACTGGTCGTCAAAGTCCCTCGCGGCACCACGCCTGCGCACATTAAGTTTAAGTATAAGGCGACTACCGAGGGTGTGTCAGTGGTCATCACTTCCCGTCTGGTGACTGTCCTGACGTTCGACAGCAACGGCATACCTGTCTTTGGAGACCGTGTCATTACTTCCGCCGCTACAACGGTGACAGCAGGAACAACGGCAGCAGAATATCGCTCATCAACGGGCCTGAACGTCGTTCAGGATTACATGACATATGACTATGTTCAGTTGAGCATTTCCCTGTTCAACGTCCCGACCGGTGGTGCGGAAGTGAAAATCTACGATGTACTGATTAACAAGATTGGGTGATATATGCATTTTTATATTTTCTTTGATGGCGCTGATTATTACGCAACCCCGCACAAATCCAGAGCCGAGGAATGGCCCGGTGGTGTTCTTTACGAATATGACGCTGACCCTGATGATGATCAGTCTTTGGTTGCTATGGCTGATTACGTCGCTGCACAAACTGGCGTGACGTTGAGTCTGCAGTTCTCATGGTGAGTACCCCGCCATTACTGGCGGGCATCAAACAGTGCAATATTACTGTCGAGGTATTCAAGTAATACGGCACCTCCGTCATCACCGGTGACGGTGAATAAATTGGGTGCCATGCGAAGTCTGGTGTACGGGTGAATATTCGGGGATTCATCATCCCCGGTACCTGATAAAACAACTGTATATTCATTACCCTCAGTGAGTGACCCCACGCGGCAACCTCGCGCTTCAACGCAGGTCAGCACGGTGCCGGCGGCCGGTAATTCATAATCAGACATGTTTTCTCCTGTTAACCTAATTCCAGTTCGGCGTATGAATCCAGCAGCGTGGCGTAGCCAAGAGAATAATTAGCCTTCTGCCCCTTTGACACGCCAAAATTACCGGAAAATGTGCCTTTTGTTCCGGCAAAATACGCAGCCGGTTTCCCGTCAACATTGAAAATTGCACTACCGTTTTCTGCGTCATTCAGTCTCGCAGTGAAATAAACACGCTTATTCGGCTTGCTTGTGTACTCAGTTTCTGTTGTGCTCATCCCCCAGTTAATGCGCAGCCTGCGACCACTGCCAGTAGTGCGGGTACCGCCAACATTAATTTCAGAGTCAGGCGTGTGAGTTTTTACGATGCAGTCAAAGTTTGGCAGATAGACAGGTTCAGCATCGTAGTTGCCCAGAAGGCGAACGTTGTCGATTTTGATGTGGGATGTAGACAGTGAACCACCGTAAATCGCGTATGCAAACTCGCTGGTGCGACCGTTTACGTTCCACTGGATACGACCATCTTCAAGCGTCAGGTTTGCCAACATCCCGTCATCGACGTGAATACAGTGTTTACTGGAAAATGCATACTGGCCATTTCCGTTCACCACGTTGATTTGTTTAACATGTACGTCAACAGTCGGACTATTAGATGTGCCGGAATACGATGTGCTGTTTGTTATGCTGATTGCCTGGTTAATGTGGTACCCCTCCAGGCTGTCAAACACCACGTTTGAAGCAGACCCGATACGAAATCCGCAGTTGGCACCATACAGGCGGGACTGACCGAACCGAACCCAGGAATTAACGATATCCATGCAGTAAAGGTCTTCGGTCTGCTTCACCGTCGGGCTGGCCCCGGCAACGCCGAGATGATGCCCAATATATACACCCTGGCTGTTAAAAATCTTCGCGTTCGCAACACCCAGCAATAAGAAGCCGAAGCGCAGTGAGTTGGCGTTATTAACAAAGAGGTCAGAACCCTCGTATTTGTGAATAACAATATCGTAAGCTGAGTCAACGACAGATCCATCAGTGCAATCCAGTTCCCATATAGACGAAAACTCACCAAATCCATTGGTCCCCGCCAGATAAACCGCGCCTGCGCTCTGATAGGCGTTCACGGTTGATGGATAAAGCCCTTTGATACCCTCCGATTGCTGAGATGGATCGAGGTGTATTTTACCAAAGGTTGCGAGGCCGTAACCGTTGTACTGATATGTGTCAATATGAACTTCAGCGCCCACAATGACTTTCTCAAACTGCACAGCGCGAGATGACAGCTCAGGGATAATCTTATTAACGCCATTAGCCTTAACGCCGCCTTGTATTAAAACGTTCACGTACGGCTTGTAGCACCACTCAAATAAAAATCGCGCCTCACCATGAAATTTAAATTCCCCGACAACACCGCAATTATAACCACCATAATTTCTGAGGTTGTACCGGGTGCTCTCGCTGGTCTGGAATTTATAAATGGTATCAGTAATCTCTACGACATATGGTGTGTCATTGATAATGACCCGACAGTTATAACCGTCTGCGTTTTTCGATGCTGCAAATGCCGCTGCAAATGCTGCATCATCACGTAACCCGCGAGCATAAAAAACAGAAAGTCTGACAACTCGCCCTGAATAAAGCATCGGGCTTAGGGCGTCTTGTACGCTGATTTTCTCTTCCAGCGCAACCAGCGTACCACCACTATTCCCCTCTTCGTCTGAATCCAGGTTTTGGCGAAGCGTATCGCCATCCATCAGAACGAAGTGAGCCACATCATTCGCAAAACTGATTGCGTCGGTACCGGTCGTCGTAAATCCGACATCCGTGGTGGCATTCAGGCGGTAATATTGGTCGTTATACCGGATGTACTGGTTACGGGCGCTGAACTGAAACGGACCGTCTTCATAGTCACCGAGGAACACGTAACCGGAGCTATCAAGAAAAGCCTGGAATCGGTTTTCCTTATCAGCCTGGGAAGCATCAAAAGTGGTTTCCTGTTCGACTATCTGGGTGGAAAAACGGGACTCAAAGTCACTCAGTTTTACCGTAAACGCAGACTCCAGTCCGAACCATGACATGCGGCTACGACCGAGCCGATCACTCCAGAAAGAGGATGTAATATCGTTCAGGGCAAGGTCAAGATTCTGAGCGTTATCAAAAACGTTGCGCATGTCTGCCGACGGGACCGGATCCCGCGTTAAATAAAATGGCATAGGGGTATTACCTCAGAAACAGATCAGGCAGGAATTTCAGGCCAGGCGATATCGGGAGCGGTAGATGTATCAATGCGGCTCAAGGCAACGCGGTATTTTTTCCACTCAGTCAGTTGCATGACTTCTTCGTCGGTCTGGATACCAAGTTCTACAGCGTCGTTTAGAGGGGCTATTTTTGCGTTTGCCTCTCGCATCAACTCGGTTAACAGCTCAATAGCGCTACTCACTTCAGCCTGGTGTTTAGCTTCCGCGTCGTTAACCCAGTTTTCTCCATCCCATTTTTGATAGCTGCCAGCAGGCGCTTTTGTCGTTACCCCTGCTGGTAATTCCCCAAGCGCTGAAATCTCAACAGGCTCGCCAGATGCAGTGCTGTACACGATCTGCCCGCGATGGTCCTCGATAAGGGACCACTGGCCCGCAGCGGCATTGAAAACCGCTGTTTCTCCGGAGGCTATTTCGGGTGGTGAACTTTGAGTGCTGCAGGCAGGCAAGCCAGTGTGAGGCGGGATCGACAATTCTTCAACGCCCACTAACTCCCCCGTATCGTCGCTGATATGGTAAACGGTTACCACCTGAGTTTTGTCAGACATTTCAAAAGCCATTATGCGAGCCTCACGATGTAGTTAAATGCGATGTTTTTAACGGTGTTTTCTGCATTACCTGCAGAATCAACCGTGATGGTGTGTGAGTGGGCTCCAATTACCACGGAGTGAGTGTGTGCGCCTGCAGTGGATGTTGTGCCAAAGGTGCTCCCGCCGTTGCTACCAACTTCCTGATCGCTTCCGCCCTGCTTCTGCATTGGCGATCCCCACGTGTGATTGTGGTCCCCATTGCTGCTTGTCGTTTTGGTACCGAGATCGGTCGATGTGGCCGACGCTGTATGAGAGTGTGATTTAACGCCATCCTGTTCCTGAGACAGCACCGCACGCCCGGTGGCCGGCTTCCCCTTAATGGTCCAGCCTCGCATGTCTGGAATTACACCTGACGGGTAAGCTGTAGCCAGTAACGGGTATGCCGTAAGGCTGAATGCCTGCCCCTGCATGAAAGCGAAATTACCATCTGCCGGCAAAATGTCAGAGGGCCATGGTATGGGGGTGCCAACTGGCAGAGCGCTCCGCGCAACCGTGTTAACTGAACCGATCAGCAGGGATACCAGTTTTGCCGTATCTCCATCATCAAGCACATCCTCTCCGGTTGTCTCAGCCATGAACTGAGCTAAGACGCTCGCCATAACCGTCCCCTGGCGCAGGGCTTTATTAATCTGCGCGGACCGGGCCAGCCCCGCTGTAAATCCTGTAGAAAGGGCGATCAAACCTTCCCATTCCGTCTGAGATGTCACATTTGAGCCAGATGCGATGGCAAACGGTTTAAAGTAATTAACTGGCATCAGAAGTTTTCTCCCCATGCGCCGGACTCAAAGCCAGCGATATAGTCATTTTCGACATCAAATCCAAAGAATTTATATCCATTAGAAGGCGTAACTGTTTCCCTGACTCTTACCCCGGCGGCCTTTACAGTAAGGAGCCCAGCACGTACAACAAAAACAAACTCAGCCGGGAGTTTATCTATTGGGTTAATGTCATATCGCGATGGTGTGTAATCATCAGGAAGAGAAATAAAAGGACCACGGTTCATTCCAGAATCAAATATCAACCGGTCTGTTACAGACATTAAATATTCAGAATCAATGACGATGAGAACTGAGATCGTCATATCCTGATTATCGAGGATGATCATTTTAATCCCAGTACCAGCAAGCGCTGTTTCCAAAATGTCAGGCAGCGCTCCGTTCTGACCATTCCAGTTATTAATCCCTACCCTGGCCTTTAACACGACCCGGTATACGTCATCGCTCAGGTAGGTTAATGCGTCAGAAGACTGATACGGACCAAGCCAGATCCCCTGATCCCAGCCAACTCGCTCTTTGTCCCATTCAAGAAAAACACCAGATATCGGCGCGGCAACAGTCCGGGCTACACCAATCCATTGACCAAGAATATCAAGTTGTGCCCCTACGCCAGTATCTATATCGAACGCAGAGATAAGACCGGACACTGAACCAGACACATCAATTAGCGGCCTTGTCGACAGATCAACATGTTTTACAAATTTTGGTTTTCCTGCATGGTAGTTGGAAATAAGATCGGTGTATTTGCTCATGCTGTCACCGTTATCTCTATATTCTCCACGCTACATGAAACGGCCTCGTCATATACGACTGTGACATTAGCTGCTGCGACAGACTCAGCCGACCGACCTATTAACAGCTCCATAATGTCGTAATATCGCGCATTCCCTCCGCTGACTACGCCGAGGTTCGCCGGGGAATAAACCCGGCTCAGCAGCACACCATCACCAATAGTGAGAGAGTTAATGTACGAAGCAACAGCGGCTTTCATTTCATCGCCAATGTCAGAGGTGTAGCCAGTTAACGCCTTCAGGGTAATTGACACATATACCGGAACATCTACCGGGCGAGAGAAGCGAATGGTATAAGGATTTCCATACTTATCTGTGACTACCACGGCCGTTGTGCCGTAGGTGGAAACTCCCTGCCCCTTCACGCTTCGGATGGTACTGGCAATTTCTGTTGCATCCCCACCCTCAACGACAGCAGAAATAGAGTGCTCTGGTAACCCGTTAGCGTCCGTAATCTCGGTATCATTCTCAAACAGCTTGTGACGGGTTACGCCTTCAACGTTAGCAATTGCACCATCTACCGCGTCAAACGGCGTGAGAGAGGCCAGCGCGACGCTTTGCGCCTGCCTTACGCGTAGCTGCGCATCCGTCTCAGCAGCGACACCTACCGTGGCCGCCAGAGGGTTAGTCACCGAAGACCATCCACGCGTCGGCGTGTTGATGCCATTTACCGACCCCGCCACCGCAGCTACGGCGCCAGCATTCGCACACGTGGCCGTCGCCACCACGGTACCATCAGAGCCAATCACTACCGTCGCCGGCAGATTCCACACCACACTGTTTGTGTCGCGTACCGAACCATTTGTGATGGTCGTGCCGATAGTGCCGGTCAGCAGTAGATCGACCGTCGAATTAGTCGCTGCACGCCGGGTAATGCCGTTAATTTTGACGTTGCTCGTCAGTGCATCTGACAGGGCCGTCGCCGGCGAGAACGAACGGTAAACCGAAATGGCTGTGTTGTTCGCGTCATGAATGGCCAGAGCCACCAGCGCCACCATCTGGCCGTCCTTGCTGTCAGGATCGAGATAGGCATCACTGCTATAAATCTGCTGGAAATAGCCGGTGATAGTATCCAGCACGGTCTGATAGTCTGGCGCACTTATCCCCTCAGCGGTTACCGTTGCCGATAAGCCGAGTGTATCGAGGTCCAAAGACATTACGCCTCCGAGGTTACTGTGGTTGTCCCGTAGAGGGTTTCTACCGTTGCTGTGAACGTTACGCGCCGATTTCTGCCGTCAACGGTAGTATTAAATTCGGTGATAGAGCTGACGCCCTGCGTTTCCAGGATGCGCTGGCGGATGGCCAGGTTGTAGGTGTCAGGTCTCTGTTTGCCGAGGACTGACTGAATCCAGGGTGTTCCCTCTGTGGTATCGAGGAACCACTGACCGTACCAGAGCAGGAAGCGCGTTTTAATGGCCTGCGCGACGGCCTCAGGAGAGTTTACCAGCCAGGTATCATCGCCCTGGCCAAAGGTGTAATCACCGTCATCATCTTCACGTCGGTATCGCATTATTCAGGCCCCCCGGTGCTGTCGTTACCATGCTCAACCCCTCCATGCGTGTGCGTCATCAGGCTCTTACCGCCTGCTGTCACATCGTTGGTTACGGTGACCGGGCCGTGCATCGTGGCCGTGCCTCCGCTCTCACCCATTCCTTGCGACAGGTTGCCGTTGATCGTCACGTTGCCGTTAAGGACGATTTCCGGGGCGTTAATAGTCGCGCTGCCGGCGGTGGTGGCAGTGATATCCCCTCCGGCGGCCACCTCAATGAAAGCCGAACCATCATCGGTACGCAGCTGCGCTCCCGTAGTGCTGATGCCGCCGATTTTCTTCGCCTGCGACTGCGGGCCCACGATACAGAACGCATCCGATAAATCATGCATGCGCCCGTCTACCGGCTCCTGTACACCCCCGCTTTGCCACCAGAAATCAATGCAGCGGTCGGCAAATATCACCAGACACTCATCGCCTTCGCTAACGGGAAAAGTGAGCGTACAGCCGCCCCCGCGGGGGAATACAACTGGAACATCCACCAGCAGCGGATAATCCTTCGTGCTTTTGTTGCCGTCGTTGTCGCGCTCGATGTAGCGGATCGCTGGCTGAACAACAGCCGTCAAAGATTCTGGGTCGAATGACTGGATGATCCCCGGCAGTGCTACGCGCATTTGCTCGCTAAGCGTCTTTCGCTCAGACGCCAGAACCTCCGCCAGCGCCCCACTACGGGTTTGGCTTGATACGCCCATGTTTTCTCCAGATAATGATTACCCTCACTTAGTGAGGGGTAGAATAAAAATTTAATTACTTAGTATTTTTGACTACAGGAGATACCTATGGGCTTCAGATTTAGGAAGCGGATACGCATAGCTCCAGGCCTAGCAATCAATATCAGCAAGAGTGGCGTTAGTACGTCGATTGGCCCAAAAGGCGCCACTACCAACATAAGTGGAAGAGGAATAAAAACCACCGTTGGAATTCCGGGATCCGGTTTGTCATACACCGTTGGCCCAGGGAAAAAATCTGGAAAAGCTACATCGGAAGAGGAATTTTCAGAACAGGAACCAACGGCTCAAAGGGAAGGGATCCATTGGTGGAGGCTTGCAGTTTTCATCATTGCCGCCATAGTTCTATCGCAAATATTTAAGCAGTGAGATTTTAGCCCTGATTAACTCAGGGCTTTTTTATACTGTTTTGCATGGATATGAACCAATCAATTTAGGCGCATCCATACTGTTCTGTAGCAGTTGAACATTGAGCCAAGATTTGCCATCCCGCTTGATGAATTGAAATCCGTAATTATTTCCATCACGGGAAGGCATTATACCCATATCCCATTTGGCATTTGATTCGTCACCTTTCTTTCCGAGATATTTAACCTTTTGACTGGTAACCAATTCTCCATTGATTCTTACCAGACCCTCAGAATCGTTAATAGTTAGCTTGTAACCGCCACATTGGATGGCAGAAAGTGCCGGTGCAGAAAATAAAGCGATCAATATCAATAATTTTTTCACCCAGCGCCTCTCTCCAGTGCTGATTGAGTTTTTAGATCCATCGCGCCACGCGCTTCACACATCATATCCATGTACCACGCCTGGCCCCTTGTGTCGCCAGTGTACATAATGCCGCGCACAATATAAACGCCGTCGGTCGCAATACTGGCCGGTTGTGCGGTGGTGCCTTCGACGGTGATATTGCCGTTGTTATTCTGGTCGGTGATACGCCCCTGCGTCATGGCGATGTCATTATTACCCAGCACGGTGCGGTACACGGAAGCCTGGTTAAGCTCAATCAGACCATTAACCCGGATGTTGGGGTTAATCAGGCAGCGCACGTTCACTCCACTGCCGATGGTCTGCTGGGGCATACCGATCAGGCCTGTGGCGCTGTTCAGCTTAATAGCATCGTGAACGACTTCGTTTTTCGCCACCATCTCACGCTTACCATCAACAAACATCCAGTCAGCCTGGCATTGATCGGCAACGTTATCCATCAGGTGACGAGTCATGCCAAACAGCACCCGTCCACGCGGGTAAACAGTCGCAGGCATGGCCGGGGTGTTACCCTCTGTCGCGCCTTTCGCGTTGAAATCCTTCATCAGCGCAACATTGACGTCAGCAACCGTATAGCCCGCCGCAAGCGTCTGCGTCGTGATCGAGGTGGCAAATGCGCGGTCAGAATCGGCCGCCTGAATTAGCACAAAGCTGTCGATGGGGTTATCCTTACCGGTGATGGTGTAGCGGATCTCGCCATCAAAGATCAGCCCATAATTTCGCCCGTCCATCTGGCCCATGTCATCGGGGTTTACCGTTCGTGCAACGCCGACCTGACTGGCGGAAACATCCGCTGCAATACCGTCATAACCGGCGATAACCCTGATCCGGGTAAACTCCTCACCGACAATACGGTTTGCGGTATCCGCGGCGAGGTTATAAATCTTGAAGGTCCCCACCCTCGTTTCGCTGCTGAGATTAAACCAGTCAAGCGTAAAGGTGACTTTGAAGCCCCCAAAATCGGTAGCGTTGCCTTTCGAATCGACCAGCTGCAGCTCAAAATGGCGCATCCAGTTCTGTGACATGATTACTCCGTTACCACGTAGAGGTGACTATTTATTCCTAGATCGCTTTCGGTGGGGTTGTCATTAGCCGCGTTATCGCAGCCGACATAAAGCGAAAAGCCCAGCCCGAGATAGCGGTATTGCGCCAGCAGGTCAGCGCCGGTGATCAGGGGTACACCCTTAATCAGGTCGGCGCCGCTGCTATCCATGATATCGAGGCACCAGAACGCGGAACGCCAGGTAACAGCCATTTGATAGCTCTGGCCAGCCAGCGCAATAGCGAATTGTTGATTGTCTGGTGATAGCGGGATTTCTGATACGGCCATTTATCCTCCGGTTGCGTAGCCAGCCAGCCGGCTTAACAGGGACTCATTTTTCGCCGCCGGCGTTTTTACTCCTGAGTTCTGCACTGCTGAAGTATTCGCCCCCAGTTTCATGTCTTCTTTGACTGCTACCTGCGTGGTGGTCGTGCTCGTGATAATGACCTCGCGAAGCGTAAGTACAGCAGACAACACATTTTCTGACGTCCTGTCGGTCGTGACCTCCAGCGCACGGATCAGCATGTTGGAGTAAATCCGCTTACCGGTCACCACATCGAAAGGTACCCTGCTGTTCTGCAGGTCCAATAGTTCCTGATACGTTTCTTTCGGACTAAGGCCCACACTCAATCCGAAAGACGTGGTATCAAGAAAGTCGAGCAGCGATCCACCGCCAGCAAATCCGACCTGCATAACCACTTCTGACGGACGTCGGTAGGCGTGGTCAGAAATTGCAGCGCCGACCTCTACCGGGTGTTCGGTAATTTCCAGCGTGTCATTGTGCTTTTCAGAAATGACGACACTGGGAACGATCAGCCCGATGCGACGGCTCTGCTGCTGAAACAACGTAGAGAGGATATCCATCAGCCTGCCCCGCTTTGATTAACCCGCAACACCCTGGCATTCGCTTCAAGCTGCCGGCGCCCGACTTCCTGGCCGACTTCCTGAGCGTTTGCGCCGTAGATGTTGTAGGTGTTCTGCTGCTGAACCTGTGCACCAGCCGCCTGATGAGCCAGTGGGCTGTTCCAGTTCGAATAGCCCTCTTTACGAGCCATTGACTGCATAAGGGCCCCCATCGTATTTGGATCGGACAGGTTAAGCGCCGCCGTCGGCGACACCCCCATCCAACCTGCTACCTGTCGGGCATACTGCTGCGGGTCGTTATTGTCGCCCGCCGGGGCCCAGGTGCTGACGATATCCATAATGGACTGCAGGCGGCGACCTGTCGTTTTCCCCGTGAAGTAGCGCATCAGCTGGTTTTTCATCGCCGACCAGCCTTCCAGAGCTGATCCGAACGCACGGAAGCCACCACCGCCGACAGGGCGAATGTTCCCAGGATTGTTGTTGCGATCGGCAAGCGTTTTCTGCTCATGCTGATACCATCCGCCATCACTGAAGCGGGTTTTAACCTCCTCCCAGAAGCCCAGCACCTTACCTCGCGCGTTGACGGCGCTACTGGTTACGCCTGGCAACGCATCGGGCTGATCGCTCCCTTGTTTGAGTAGAGCCTTGCCGATGCTTGCTGCATCAGACCAGCGACCGTCTTTGATGGCGTTAAGCAGGTCACCAATCATGCTCAGCATTTTGCTGAACTCGCCCATCTGGGTAATGAAGTTGCTGAAATCCCACTTCAAAGACCAGGACTTGGGATCGATGTTTAGCAGTTTCGCCAGCGCTTTCCCGAGGTCAAAAACCGTTTGTTTCAGGTCGCCGACCATTTTCAGCGCTGCGTCTACTTCAGGCTTCCATTTACCCCAGTCGATGAGGCTTTTGCCGCCCTCTTTCCAGGTCTGGTAATCCTCCCAGAGCAACGCTACAGCAGCCGCAAGACCGAGAACCCACGTAATCGGAGAAGCCAGCATTGCGCGGTTCAGCAGCCACCACGCGGCGGTAAGTGCACCAAGCAGCTCTATCAGCTCCTGAGACTGTTTATCGAGAGAATCCCACCAGTTACTGATACCCTCACCTAACTGGATAAGACGGTAAATAACCCTGCCGACCATTTCACCAGCCCAGAGGATACCCTTAACCGTCGAGGTGATTACGACTTCGATTTTCGGGAAGTTATCCAGAATCTGGCGCCGCAACCGGTCCAGCGACCCGGCCAGGCCATCAGCGAGGCCGGAACCGATTTTATCCCGTGCCATGCCGGCCATCAGGCCGAAGGAGCGCAGCGAGGTCATGAACTTGTTTGAACTGACGGCAGCCACATCGGCGTTATAGCCGATAGCCTTTGCCATTGCGGTATATTCGCCACTGAACTGGCCGATACCGCGACGCATAGCCATCAGGGTATTTTCATCAATACCCAGCATCTGTGCGTACTGATTAGCCCTGTAATACGGCATGCTGCTAAGACGCTGACCGACGCCGGTGAAGATGCTGGCCATATCCCGCATGTTGCCCTTAGCATCGCGAGTCTGCACGCCAAGACGATTCAGGAAGCCTTCAGCACCGGGGTTGTTACGCACGAACCGTGACAGGTTTTCAAGTGAGCCTCGGGCGGCGTCCACGCTGCCACCCATCTGGCTGACGGCATACCCGATTTGCTTAATGCCCTGCACCGTCGCGCCAGTACGCTGAGAAGCCCAGTACAGGTTATCGAGGCTGCTGGCGATTTTGGCGGTAAACGCCACCACTGAAGCAGCAGCCAGTTCAACTTTGGTACCAAGCTCAATCGCCTTAAGCGTCGTCCCGGCAACCACGGCATCAAATTTTCTGGCGCCAGCTTCGTCGACTTTGAACCCAAGCGAGATCAGAAAGTCCTTGAGCGTTTCAGCGTTCATTGTCCTCTCTCCATTTCGCTATGCGGTAGTCGTTATCGGCTTTGAGGTCCAGCCAGTCATTCATGCGGGCAATGTCAGCCAGGTCGACTGACCCGTCCTTCAGTGCGGTATAGGGGATATACCCGGCTTCCACCGGGCGCATCAGGAAGCTTTCACCTTCAGGAAGAGTTTCCAGCGTCAGGCCACTGGCGGGGTGGACGTCTCGCTGGCGGGGAGTTCTTTCAAAAAATTTCCCAGACTATCGGCGACCACCCGCGCCACCAGCTGCAGCATGGTAAACAGGTCCGTATCGTCGAACATCAGTACGCCCTGATCGAAGACTTTCGCCCAGCCCTTTTCGTGCTGGCGGGAAACGACGCTCAGGCACGGATAAATAACCGCATTAACATCCTCGTCCGGCAGCGCGGCCAGCGTGTCGGCGATTTTCGGCAGCACACTTTCCAGCACAGCACCAGAGTTACCCGCAGCGGCCTGCGCTTTCAGCGTGGAAAATTCACTAACGAGCCCGGCCAGCACCGGCAGCAGCTTACGGCTGACCTTCAGTTGCTGGAATACGTCGAGTTTAGCGGTTCGGTAATTAACGCCCTTGATTTCAAATTCCATCTGTTAAAACTCCCCCAGCAGCTGGTCAATCTTGCCGCAGTCAAAAACCCACGACACTGTGTTGCCAACCTTTGCATTGGCGTGATCCGGCTGTTTCTGGAAGGCGCAGGAACGCGCTGTCGAGATGTCGCCAGAGACTTTGTTTCGCACAACGATGACGTTATTACCCCAGGTTGCTGAAGACTGGCTCTGTGCGTTGTACATCAGAGACAGTTTTTTGTTGACCGGGGAGGTCTTAAGCAGCGTTACCGTGATGGTGCCGCTCTTACCGGCGTGAAGGCTGTGCATCACTTCCCCGTCAGCGCCGACAGTCATGGTGTTTTTTGCCTCTGCCATGACTACGGTGATCCCCTCTTCGGAGTTCGCCGAGCCGTAACCCAGATCGATACTGCCGGTCGGGCCCGTCAGGGATGCAGAGACGTCAATAAAAGAGTAAGTAGACATTTAGTTCCCCTTAACGAACCACGTTGATCTGTACGTCGCCATAGTGAATGGCACCCGCCAGCTTAATCGCCGCCTGAATCACCGGCGACTTACGCGCTTCCCTGTCGGATTGCGCCTGGTTGGCTACCGCGTCGGCGTAGACGTAGTAACCCTTGGTCAGGGTATCACCGGACTGAATCTGTCCAATCGGGCCGCCGTTCCACACACCCGGCGCCACCAGACCGTTATTAACCGCCTGGTCGAGTGAGGCTTCGACGTTGGTCATTAAACGGGTTACGCCAGCGTCGGTCTGCGGGATTTTGGTAGTCGAGGTGTACAGCAGGTTATAGAGATTGGTCTGAACGTAGTTCTGCAGCCAGTCCAGGCCATGGCGCTCGTCGAAGAAGTCACCGTTCGCCATCACGCCCTGCTGGATAATCGCCGTATCGTTTGCGTAGTAGACGTAGACGTTACCGTTAATGGCATCAATGGCGGCAGCCTGTGCGGTTGTCAGCGTCTCGTACGTCACACCAGGCTCGGTTTTGAATTTCAGGGTGATCGTGGTGTTGTTGCCGGTGAAGTTCACCGTGAACGCGCGGCCAAATGCCGAGATAGCGGCGTATTTGCTGCTGGAGCTGTACTGCCAGAATGTACGTCCATAACCCGCGGCTTTCAGCTTGTAGCCGATATTGTCGGTATTGCCTGCCACCAGCACGTTCACATCATCAGTGGTAACGGCCAGAATGCGGCTAAGGCTGGATGCCTCGATCGCCGCGGCGACGGAAATCACGTCAGCCTCAACCAGATCGGCGCTGTCGGCAATCGCCAGCCCATACCAGTTGGTATATTGCAGAGAGGCATTCACCGCCTGCAGCAGCGTTTCAACCGCCCCGGCTTCGCCTTCCGCCAGCGTTTTCGCCCAGCGCCCGATATAAACCAGCGTTGGTTTTGGTGACTGTGAAAAGAAGATGGTCGCCGCTTCGTATTCCGGGGAGTCAACGCCAAAATCATCGCCGATATCTTCAATGGCCGAATACTGGCGAATGCGCTCGGTCACCGGAATAACGGTAGAGGTTCCCAGAATGAGGAGCGCACCGAAGTTTCGCCCCGTTGCCGCTACCGGTGACATGATGACGTCAACGTTAACGACATTGGAAACAGGTAAGCCCTGTGCCATGTTTTAATCTCCAAAAAATTGCACTGGCGCGTCGACCAGCGATTGAATGCCGTACTGGCGGATGATTTTGCGACGCAGGTCAACGCTGATGTCGTACCGGCGTACCCACTGGTTATTGATGAGTTCTGGGAGGTTGAGGATCCGCCCGTGCTGCAGGAACGTGAGCCCTACCTGGTTCAGCCCGTCGTTGTTCTGAGCCACCAGCAGACCGTCACGAAAGCGTGTGGCCGTCGACAGCCCCTGTGGTCCGTAAAAGCACAGAATCAGGCTCACGGTCTCATGGGACCACTGCTCGGTGTTCTCTTCGCCCTGTACATAAGCTGGGTTGAAGTCTTCCTGAATACCGGTGATACCGAATGCGCACCAGGTGGTGCCGTTTTTGGGTATCTGCTTTTGTGGGTCGGTCCAGCGCGGGTAAACCAGCGCGGCATCCAGCCCGGAAACACCCCGTATCCAGCGGCTGATTAACCGCTCCAGATCCTCATCGTAGGGCGGTGAGTCACTGACGGGCGTCAGATATCCCGCCGTTGTGCTGTCGTTACTCAATTGGCGTTCCCCCGTCGAATTCCAGAAGTTCGCAATGTGCCTGGACGAACCCGGCACCGTACGCCGTATACTGATCGACAAACGTCACGCGATAGTCGCGCCCCTGGTAGGTCACTGTGTCAGCATCCAGTCCGGGCTGACCCTGCGTAAGCCTGAACTGAGTAACGATGAGGATTGCGCCGTTGATGTTCTGTCCGGCGGCCATACGTTTAGCTTCCAGAGAGCGGTCAACGGTCACCACACCGGAGAACGGGATATCCTGCGGCGTATTGATCGGGAAGTTATCTTCGTCAACCGTCTGCACCTGTCGGTGACATACCAGCGTCAGATCGACAAAATCCGGGTCCAGAAGAACCTCTGTCACATCGAGTAAAGGCATTATTTTTTCCTTACGACGTATTGAATCGCACGCAACAGGAAGCCATGAGCGTACAGCGGCTTAATACCTCTCAAACCAGCAGCACGACGTCGCTTAAGCGTCTTTTCGGATAAAGGCTCTAGTCGATCACCGTCACCGATAACCGCCTTTGCGGCATCACGGGCAATCTGTCCAGCGGCTTCAAGATGCTGCTCTGCCACACCAGAATTCCCCTCAAGCGCAGCCTGTGTGGCAAGCTTCAGCCGTGCGGTGGTTTTATCCCGAGAATCCTCTATACCCATATCGAGAAAAGGCCGTGGCGGAAGCGTGACGATCTCGCCGTCAATCTCTACGGTCGCCCCGGTGGACTGCAGGTAACCAATTTCGGCATTACTCAGTGGGGAATCTTCACGTGGAGGGCCAGCGGGAATGCCCACCAGCACATCGGTGCCAGATAGCTTATTCAGTGCGTCGAGAACATCGGCGTAATTGTCAGAGCGTATCGTGAGTCCGCTTTTCATTACGGCGTCCCCAATTGAACTGCTCCCGCACCGAAAATCATCAGATATTCCCAGAACTCAGACCCATAACGGGAGTTATTCCAGAAGCCCGCATTAGGGTCCAGCGTCGCGCTGGCATCGTAGCTTACCGAAACCTTATCCACTGACTTTGACGTCTGCACACCGCTATTTGCACCACCAGCCGAACCAACAGCAACGCCACGCATATCAGCAGCGTACAGGTACAGGTAGTGCGCGACATACAGACCAACAACATAGGGGAAAATATCTTCACCAAAACGCGATTCACTCAGCAGGACATCAGCGAGGGCAAGCCGCGCCTGGATCATTGTGGTTGGGTACTTTGTTTCGTCAGCGAACTGCGTGAATGCTGCCCTGAACTTCTCAGGCGTCGGTAGACTTTGATTTCTTGCCATTAGTGGTAGTCTCCGCCAGCTTCGCTTCGAGTTCTGCAATACGCGCTTCGTACTCAGCAATACGCGGGTCTTCAACCACTGCCGGGGCCTCACCATCAGGTGAGCAATGCGCTTTCACAAACCAATGCTCTGCAACGGCATCATCAACGTCATGAAACCCCGCCGCAAACGGAGTGATTTTGTCGCCGTCGTTAAAGTTGAACGCGGTCAGTACATAGATTTTCTTCATCGGAGTTCCTTAGAAAAAGCCCCTGTGAAGGGGCTGTATCTGGATTAAATGCCATCCATGTAGTTCAGGGTTTCCGGGTAAACCGGTTCAACCGCACCCAGCTTGCCGTAATAGGTCACCAGCTGATACAGGCCGCGATACTGGATCGGGACGCTCTGCAGCGGGACCATCGGGAAGCGAACAAACTTCTTATCATTGGTGTAGGCGACCATGCGATCAGTACCGCCCACACCGCGACCTTTCATCCATTTAACCGGACGAATGTTCAGCGGCTTGCCGTTCTGGTGGTAAGCGATAGTGTTCGTTTCCAGGTAGGTCAGCAGAGACTGGTTACCGGCGCTGGAAACGATGGTGCTAGCAATGAACGAATACTGCTCAGGCGGGATCAGCAAATCTTCCGGCACTTTGGAGTAAGCGGAACGGGCCCATGCATTGCTCAGCACCTGGTTAATGCTGGCGCGGATTTCGTCGGCGGTTGAGGTAGCCCACGTTTTGATCGCGTTGGTCGGCGTTACCTGAGACAGGTTAAGCAGCCCTTTTGCGCCTTTTGCCGTGTCACCGATATAAACCTGCTCATCGGTGTCCATGTTCCACTTAAGCTGCATGCCGTCGTATTTCTGGGTGTCGATGGGGCGACCGACCTGCGCAGCAGCATTAAGCTCAATAACAGTCCAGCCAAGCTCCATGCCCCACAATTCGAGCGGGAAGCCTTTCTTCTCGGTATCAACGTTGATACCGGCAATTGCTGTTGCCAGCGGGCTGATCCAGTTCTTGCCGTTGGCATTAGGCGTGCCAGCCGCAGCAAAGGTGGTGTTGGTGAAAGAACTGATTTCGTCAGCGATAGACACGTCTTCGCGCAACCGAATATCGCGACTCCACGTCTGCGAGGTCAGCGGCAGATTCAGCGTCTGGTCGAGGCGCTCCAGTTCTCCGATGAGAAAGGCACCAGAACTGTCGACTGTTGCCTGGTCAAATGTCATTGGCATTTGCGATTTCCTTAAATATTAAAGGCCAGTTCAATGTTGCCGTTCGTGTCGCCAGGGCCATTGAAGTAAGCGTTAGTGATCTGCACGGTGTTTTCGCCATCAGCGGCTGCGAGGAAGGCACCAAGCGGACTGGATGCCGTCGGCGTTGCCACACGCATAAAAACAGCCCCGCCAAGCGTTACAGCACTGGCATCAGCACCGAGGTTGACCGTGACATAACCACGCTTCATGCAGTCGCCCGCGAAGTTGTAGCCACTTCCGATCTGGCGCACCTTGTCGGGCTGATTTGTAGTTGGGTAAGGACGAACATAGATACCCACCACAACAGAAGCCGTATCAGCCGCCTCAATCGGCACAAACTTACCTGCCGAAAACTTCCCGGCAAGACCGTACGCGGCGAATGCCTTTGTGCTGTCCAGTGTCTGAGGTTCAACCGTCAGATCCTGCGGACGAGAGATTGCACCGGCGATGCCTGCAGGCATCCGGTAAAGAAACGTGTTATCCATTGAATGCCCCGTTAGTGTTTAGCCCAGAGTTCCTTCGCGGCGGCGTTAATCTCCGCGATGGTTTTGGTGGTGTTGGAGTTGATAGAGCGGAAACTATCGGTAGTTTTAGCCGCGGTATTGCGATTCTTCGCCAGTTCAGATACAGCGTTAAATGCCATATCTACCGTAGCTTTTTTCAGTTTGGTGATATCGGCATCACCAACGATAGAGCGCACCATCGCCTGATCGGCAGTTGCCAGCACTGAGCGCTTGAATGCGGTAGGCTTTGCTTTGGCGGGCAACTGAATGCCTGGCTGAATCAGATCGGCACGATAGGCGGCATCGCCGGTAACCGCACCCTCTTCCTCTTTCTTCTCCTCTTCATCCTCATCGCCGGTAGCAGCTACCGGGGTGAGCTTAGCAACCGCTTCAATCAGCGCTTTGCCCCAGGCGGGAATTTCTTCATCATCATCTCCCGTTCCAGGAAGGGCTGGGCTTGGTAACGGGCTTTGTGGCGAGAGATTAATCACCACCCCACCTGGCGTAAGCGTCGAACTCACGTCATCATCACCCGTAACGCTCTCCGGTGGATTATCAATAAGGTTCGCCATTTCGGCGGCGTCGTTGGTTTTACGAGCGCGCACAAGGCGCTCCCACCAGTTTTTGGCTTTATTTGGCATGCTATCTCCAAGTGCGCAGCGAGAACCGGCCCGCCCGTTAGGGACGAAAGCCAGATGATTACCGGTAATCGCGTACTGCTCCGCGATACCCGGCGAGATTTGGCGGTAGTCTGCGTCATATCCGCAGCTAACCTCGTCATCACCATCTGCCACCGCCTGGATGGCTTCCGGTGTTTTTGCGATAACGTCAGCCAGGAGCAGGTCTGCCTGATCTCCGCTACCGCGCCTGACGTTCTGAATATGGCCGTTTGCCAGTTGGCGCCAGTTTTCTGGTGTCACGAAAATGATGTTGCCGTTGAAATCTTTCGGATGACCGATAGTGACCGCCATCCCCTCAAAAGAGGCTATTGTGCGCTCACTAAATACCTCTTCTGGAGTCCGGCGTACGACGATCAACCCCTGACTATCTGGCTCAATCCCCGGTAGTTCTTCCGCGCCGTAGACCTGCTCTCCAGTGCGTCCGATCGGCACGTCTTTGAATAGCACCGAGCCATCAGCGAGCTGGAAACGAGTATTCCCCAGGCGGGTTTTAAAGAAATATTTCATGGTGTGTCGCCCTGTATCGGCGTCGCCGGTTTTACTGCCTTTGTGTTGATATCTACGCGATATATCTAGAAATGCTTTTGGGTTGTTATTCAGGAAACGCAGTAACAAATCCCTTGCATCCTTGTTTTCAGATGCCTCATTGAAAAGCTGTCGAACCTTTGAATTGAATCTGGCATCGCTGTCGCTCTTTGGTGATTTTTCCAGTTCGGCTTTCCAGCTTCGGTAGGCAACGCTCTGCTTTTCATTCAGGCTAACTTTGTACTTACCTTCAAATTCCGGTTTCGATTTCGTCAACTCGTTAACTGGCGTTGATTTTTCCGGCTGCGTTTCGTTTTTTTTGGTCTGAGTGATGCTCTGTCCATTGAATTTCCCTCCCATTCCGGCTTTGACAACCCCATCCTCGCCGATCAAAACCGGTGTTCCCGTCCCGCCGTTGGGATGGACAGTTATCCACCTGTCCTCATCGATAAAATTGATTCTCACCATGGGGACTCCCTGAGGCGTAATAAAAAAGGACGCTCAGAGGCGACCTTCGGTAAAGGGATAATTGTTCAAAATAGCGGGCTATTTAACATAATGGTTCTTACCCGCACCACCAAAAATGGACTGGATTGAAATGTCCTGTTAGAGCCTCATAACCAGCAGTTTTCCAGCCGGAAATTCAGCTTTTTTGAACGCAACATTTTCGTAACATTTCGCGGGTATTGGGCTTCAGCCAGAATGACAGGGATAGCCGCTGTTTTTTCATTTTCCCGGGTCAGGAATCTGCACTTCCGACCAACATTTGCAGTTAGGCAGACACCCGGCATGTCCGGTCATGCCGTCGAGAGTCGGCGGGTTATCCCAGCGCACGAACTTATCTTTCATTTTGCGGTGTGATGGCCGGGTGCCAGCACCCTCAATGCGCCACCAGTAGCCCTCCGATCCGACTGCCAGAGCCCGCGCCTGTGTCAGTGCGCCAGTAGCGCGACCAATCTCAGTGCGCGCTATCATTCGCGCCCTGCTGGCCGCTACATCGCCGGACTGCATGATCATATCGTAGAGCTGGTCAGGTCGTTCACCGTTGATAACCGCCTGTATCGCACGCTCCTGGATTTCCCTGACCCTGCCAGCAGCCTCTAATGGCAGAGACTTCATGTAGCGAATCTGCCGGTACACGATGTCCTGTGCGACCATGCCGACAGGAGTGTTACCAATCACGTCACGCAGAACAGCGGAAATTTCTTCCGAGACAGACCGCCACTGATTCCACTCTTCCTGCTCCACCTGGGCAAACATCTTTCGTCCGACCATTTCGGCCCAGTCGTCGATCACCCCGGAGTAGTCAACCAGAGATTTAGCAATGCTCTCAGCGCTTGCCTGTGAACCATCGTATGAACCCGTTACGATTTGATTTATCTGGTCGACTATCGCCAGTAGGCTTTTCTGATACTGCCGCTCCGACCGGCGGCGGAGGTTGGGTTTCAGATTCAGTCTCCTCCCACTGTTTCGCCGCATTCTGGATATCCTCGTCAGTAATTGATGCACCGATGCCTGTTACATCGGCCAGTTCGCGTAGGTCAGTCAGCGCAGCTGCTGGAGACATGCCCAAATCACGCACAGCCGTTGCCAGGGCATTGGCGGTATTGGTCGCCACCGTGGATCGGTCGGTGTCACTCATCTGCCACAGCGGATTAAACTCGAAAGTGAAATCGTCCGGCAGCGGCTCACCAAACTCCGAGCGATGCAGTACATCGAATAGCAAGCGGATGTGAGGCCGTAAATCTCGCTCCTGCAGCGTCCCCACGTCATCGTAGTAGTTCGCCAAATCAGCATCGCCGGTTGAAAACCCCTTTGGTGACTGTCGGAACAAGCGAACAAGAGGGATACCAACAGCACCAGCGATATCCTCTTTAAACTCCCCCAGGAGATCAGAGAGGCCCGCGAAAGAATAAGAATGAGTTTCAAATTCATCCTCCAAATCAAAGAGGGACATCCCCTCATTCGTCTGGAACTGGCGGACCATTTCCATGTTTTTGATCAGCGCTTCGAATGGCTTGCCGCCCAAAGCGATAATTTCACGTAACTTTTTAATCTTAACTGTTCGAAGATGCGCCTTATACGCGAGCTGGGCTGCGCCAACACTGGTGCTGTCGTAGGATGTCAGACGGTCGAAAATACGCTCAACAATGGACATACCCCATTCGTTTTCGGTGATTTTCTGCTGGTACGGCAGTTTCACGCCATCCATGCGGATCAGGCGACTGTGATGAACTGTCCAGGCAGGCAGCCCCTGCGCCGTCGTCACAATATCGTAGAACTCTGGCTTGCCGAGGTTGGGCCCAAGCGCTTTTATGCGCCTGGTCAGTTGCGGATTAATCATCCAGCGGTCGAGGACGGCCAGCCCTTTGAAACTTCCCTTGCCGACCTTATCCAACATCAAAGGCGTTAACGGTGCCTGCCCTTCAATAAGGATCAGTGCAACAGCCCCGCCATATAGCCGGGACCATTTCAACGTCTCGTTGATGCAGTCCCACAGTTGTAGCTCATCAAAGCGTGACTCCAGCACTCCCCGACGTTTCGGGTCAATCTCGCTGGTAATGCGAACGCCCTTTTTGGTCATGTCGTCCGCTTTCGAATCGACAGCGGCGCCAATAATCCAAGAGGAGCGGTACGCATACTCAATCAGCAACCGGTTACGGCTGGTATAGTTCGCCCGATATGTCGATGCAGCGTGCTGGTTAGGCTGCTGCATGCCGACGCGGGCCATAAAGTTATCGTACGAATCCGCCGTGGCGACTCGTCCCGTTTTTTTCGCCATGGTGATGATGCTCCGGTTTTTCGATACCCGTGACGGATCAGATAATTTGTTAAAAAATGGCCCGATTTAACATAATGACTGTTACCCGCACCAGCCGGATCCCTCCCATGATGAAATGTCCGCCAAAGGCTTATTTCGTCAGGATAAGTAGCAGAAAGTGCGTGAATAAAACGTGCATAAACAGGGTCAAAAAGTGAATAGGGATTTTTCGGCGTGAGGTGGCTATTTCCTGATGTTTAACCTCTTCCCAAGGCTTCCCAGATATCCATTGCCGTATCAGTCGGGGCGAATGCCATAATGAATGCATCAGCCACGTTCGGTGACGGAACATCACGCTTAGCGAGGTCTTTCTTGCTCTCCACCATTACGCGACCATTCTTGTCAAAATCACGGTGCGGGGTGGTAAGTTCCAGCTTGAGCTTTTCCAGCAGCGGACAGGATGAGTCAATGCTAATCAGCTCATCTACCGGGTACTGCTCGCCGTTCTTTACCGCGTTGAAGGTGTTACGGAAGCGATCCGCTACCAGCCACCAGGCTTGCGCTTTGAGGTTGGCGAAAAAATCCTTGTTCGGGATGCCAATATATTCGTAGTCCGGCTCATTCACACCAGCGCCAGCATTGAAACGCTGATAGTTGATGCGGGATGCATTCATGTTTTCGCGCTTACGATCCTCATTAATTTCTGAGAATTTCGCGCCAGCAGATGCCCCAACGCCGATTGAGTCGTAGACGATATCAGCATCACGCTCCAGTGCCGCCTGATAGGTACGCTGGCAGCTCTTCAGCAATTCGTCTTCTTTCGCCTTCCACTCATCCGCCCAGTACACGACGGAGCCGTGACGATAGACGTTAGCGCACTTATCGGCGCCGCTATCAGCAACGTCGAAGCCAATACGCTTGCGCCCGCTCGGCTCGAAATTAAGGACTTTATGGGCATCAACGGCCGCCTCAATCCATGACAGCTTGATAATGGCCGCATCATCATCCGACTCTGGCACGCCTTCGTAGACATGCTTAAACCCATCCGGATCCCGGCGCTTAGCGGCTTCGATAACCTTCAGCATAGTGTCGGACAAAAAGGGGTTTTCATCGTAGTTGATTTTGCGTATCAGCGTATCTTCTGGCGGATCGACCACAAAGTTACGCCACACGAAATCAGTCACCAGTCCGGGGTTAAAGATAAACCAGCACTCTGAGCCCTCTTTACGGATGGTAGGCTCCAGTATCTTCCACTGGTATTCCGTCAGCGCGTGGGCCTCTTCAAGCCACAGAACGCTGATACCTTCCAGAGACTTAATCTCTTCAATGTTGCGCCAGAGCCCATAAAAGACGAATTCAGACCCGGTCACCCGGTTAATGATTTTGTTGTTCAGAATGCGGAAACGATGCCGCAGGCCAAAGCGGTCAATCTGAATTTTGAGCAGGGTATACACCGACTCTTCAATTTTGTTCTGGATCTGACGTGCACAACAAAAGCGCAGGCTGTATTTATTCGACAGAAATATGGCTATGCCAGCGGCATCCCACGATTTTGACGATGACCGGCCACCATAAAGCACTTTGTTACGCGCCTGCGTCGTCCAGAAGCTACGCAGGACCGGATTCAGCGTCGGTTTGGATGTCAGAGTAGAAGTCATTGAGGTCACGCTCTCCGTTGCCATCATCAATACCTGCATCACGGCGAAGACGATCGGCCTCCAGCGACACCTTATCAGTAGCAGCCTTGCGATAGTCCGTATCAGCAAATATTTTGCCTACCGTCGCAAGCGTGCCGACGATGGACTCAATACGAACGGTATTGCGCATCATCGCCTTCTCGGCGGCACTGATATTTTCCATCAACACCTTTCTTTCCTGGTCCCCTTCAGCATCATCCAGCTTGGTCAACCACCGGCCAATATTCTCTGCGGCGACAAGGTTGTTAGCCCGAAGGCGAAATAATTCGTCTTCGAGTGTCAACGCTTTCGCGTCTTCAATGACCTCATCTTTAAGCAGAAGGCGGCGGGCGTAACCTCCATGCTTTAACGCCTGCTGGTTGCCGGGTTGGAATGGGTTGGTCGGAGGATCGGTACGCACCCCGCGTATCGGTTTCGTATCTGGTGGAGGTTCGGCTTTTGGTTGCGTACTTTTTTGCGTACGGCCAGCGCTGGCAGGCTTTTCGCTGGTACGCGCATTACTCTTTTGCGTACCATTTTGCGTACCATTTTTGCGTACCTGCGTACCGCTATTGCGTACCCAGTCAAACTTTTTAGCCCTCTTCCTGATAGCCCCTTCAGTAACGCCGTATTTATCGCCTATATCACGGAGACTAAGGACTCCGGCCCGGTATGCCGATTCGATGGCCTCCCAGTCCGGTTTTGCCATAATTTTGTCCTCGCCTTGACATTATCGAGCCACCTCTTGAAGTGGCTCTGTAATGCCCTACTGACGTTTTGTTTCCGCCTGTCTGATATCAGCCTTATCCCGGTTGCACTTCCCCAGCGCCGATAGCAGTCCTACGCCAAAACACAGGTGTACTCCTCCGCAATATGGTCCGGGTTACGAAATGATTAAACATATTTAGATACACGATGTATTGTTTAGTCATTAGCTGTTCATTCAGCGCCCCGTTTACTTTTGGATATCCTCTTCGGGGTTTTTTATCACGCCGACCTCGCCATGCAGGAACGGCAATGTAGCCCCGCTACTGACTCACTGCACGGTAGTAGGCCTGCCAACGGTATTTATCTAACCGCAGTTGGCGCAGGCATTGAGCGGTTTCGACGTCTGACTGCAGGTCTTCGTCGCTATCTTTCCCTGCGTCACTTGCTTTGCACGGCGCCGTCATCAAATCCGGGGATGGCGTTGGCAGCGTCGATAGCTCGCTGGCGCAACTGCACAGCATCATCGTCAAACCGGCACACAGTACGATTCGGAGACTGGACATATTTCACCACGTCGCGGGTTATGGTTCGGTAAATGACCTTGCCCTCTTCTGTAGCAGCAGCGGCCTTTTGCTCTACCGGCTGGATAGTCTTTTCGGCTTTCTCTTTCCTCTTCGCCGCGAGGGCGTTGATATGGTCAGCGTGAGAATTCCAGCCTGAACGCCACGAGAAAAAGCAGGAAAGCAGCAGGATGACTACAGCGCTGATGATTGCGGTTAATCGGCTCATTCATCTATCCCCCAACATGCCAGTGCGCTCTCCTGGTCTCGCCTTTCGACCTGGCCGTAGCAGCCGTTCTTTTGGCCTTTGGTCAGCCGGCAGTCGCGGCCACCGTCTTTAATCCACCAACGGATCGCTTCGCACGCACCTTTTCGGTCACCGGCATTAATTCGTTTGTAGAACGTTGATGGGAAGCACTTGGGAGGTCCAATGTTGTACGGACAGAATGACGCGATACCGACCTTTTGCGGTGCCGTCAGAGGAACCTTGATATTCCGGTCTACCCAAGCCAGCGCCTTGTCGCGCTCAATGGCGTTAACCTGATCGCACTTGGCCTGCGTTAACTTCATGCCCTGCGTTACAGGCTTGCCATCAACCCGGGTTGCTCCCCGGCATATCGTCCAGACGCCAGAACCATCACGGTAAGCCGTCAGGCTGTTACCCTCTTTCTCATTCAGGAACTGATCCATCAGCGTTGGCGCTGATGCGCCCGCCGCAATCAGGGCCAGCATGGCCGCGCTGAGTTTTGTTTTCAGGTTAGCCATCGCTATTCATCCTGCGGTGGCGGGCCACCATAACCACGATCAAGGGACTGCTGATACATTTTCGTCCAGCGGCGCTTAAAGTAGAGATTGGTCAGGTAAGTCGCTACACCAATTATCACGCCACTGGCCAAGGCAATAAAATTCCAGTCAAGACCATGAAACCAGTCATAGGTCCTTGCCAGCCCTGTGCATATCAGTCCACCTGACGTGCAGTACGAGGCCGCAGAAAAGATTTTGTCAGGCATTTTCATAGTCTCCACCTCGCGTTGTTAGCGGGTGCTGTGCGTGAAAGAAGTGGGCGAGCTCTGCGCAAGCGCCCGACGGGTGGGTTATGAGCCGTCGCCGGTGAGCCCTGTATAGGGAATGGCCACCAGATGGATTTACGACAACACACAGAGTGAGTGACGTTCTGGCGGCACAAATAGAAAAGGCCGAACAAATGCGCGGCCTTTATATGTCTGAGCAAAAAAAAGCCCACTCGTCGAAGTGGGCAAAATGGTAGTTTGTTCAGTGGAGGTTACACCGCCAGCTCTGCCACAACGTCTTATGCACGTTATTTCAGGATTTAGCGAAACGATGCAACCACACAAAAAGTATAGTACGTAAAACAAGAAAAACATGGAGTGTGGTGCCGGGTGCCTCCCGGTAAGTCGCCGCCAGTCCACAGACGACTCGCAATGCGCAAAAAAACATATCAGACTGGCAATGCCCCTCCGCATAGGGGGATTCACCACACCAAAAATTTAACATCTGATGAAACTCGTTTCAATGCTCTACGACGATGTGACAGGGGTACTGATGCAATGCATCTCGCGAATACCCCTGTCGTATCGCCGGAAAGCAAAAACCCCGCAATGGCGGGGTTCTCGTTATGTTCAAATTGTCGCTTTTTACCGCTGCCGAGTGGCGCAGCTCTGCCAAGCATGAATGAATTATCTAACTTCCTGGGTAAAATTCAAGTTATTTTTCCAAAATGATCACGGTTAGATAGTTTTTGCGGATAGAAAGACCTTTGACCTGAATATCTGAAGACACCATTTAACGCGCTCCCGTGCCTGTTCTGACGTGAGCCAGGGGGCTAACCGCTGCAGCTCTCTGGTGATATCGGATATTTTCTTTCGGGTGGTGTAGTAGCTCACGCCAACAACGTAGACAGGATCGCTTGAATCAAATGCCTTGAGCACGCATTGCTCTACAAAATCGACATCATCATCACGAATAGCGGTATCTATCACACTGCTGGTAGCCTTCGGCCATAGAATTGCGTGTGCCCTGTTTAATGCCTGTTGCCCGCTAAAACCCTCTCCTCTTGCCTGCTCAATGGCGACAGTAAAACGCTCCAGCGCTTTATCTGACCAGCGCATTCCCTTCTGCATCCTCCAGCAGGAATGGCTGGTAGGACTCCTGGGGGCCATTCCACCGCAGACACTTTCCCCCCAGATGGTAAGCAGAGATTTAATCCAGGCGGACTGAATGCCAGTCAACAATTCAGGTCGCCCCAGGTATCGTTTATGGACGGCGGCAGCCACCTCTGACAGGGCACCATTGTGTTTACGACGCTGTTGTGGGGTCATGCGTTTTCTCCTTTGCCAGTAGCAAACAGCGCCAGTGTCAGAAATGCGCGGCCCTTTGCTTCGATGTCTGTTCGATTGATGTAACTAAAACGCTCTCCTCGCCAGGTCTTATCAAATACAGCAATAGCACCTGCGAAAAATGCACTAGTCGCCTTTTGTTTTTCATCCGCAGGCTTAAACCAGACAGGCAGATCGAAACCAATTCGCCCACGGATAAAGCAGACATGATCCGCACCTTCCGGCCACCATGTTTCACTCGTTGCTGACTTAACCAGGAAGACATAGCGCCCGCCCTTCTCACGTTGTGCAACCGCGTAATTCATGATGTGAGTCATGCCAGTGATGGCTTGCTTTTCGTGATATTGAGAGCGGCTATATGGAGGGTTTCCGAAGGCCGCGCCGCCAAGTTCATCCAAGCGGCCAGACCAGTCTTGCACCAGCGCATTGTCTTCAGCGGTATACCAGGCTGGGCATTTTGCGTTGCTGTCGTCGGCGAACAGGTCCAAAACCAACGGGCCAAACATCGCATTAATGCCCCAGAACAGCGGATCCGGGGTACGCCATTGGTCGCCAACCTCTTTTAATTTATGAGATGCCGCTACGCGCTGAGCAGCAAGGGATTCGCAGTAAGGGTTAGTCATGCACTGGTTCCCCCTAACTCCATAAGAACCTGATTAAGCAATTCAGCCTCGGTACCGAATTTCTCTTCCCATGACTTACGGCCAGCGTGAATGGCAACGCCGTAACCACCTGTACGATGATGGGCGTGGCATAGAGGAATTACATGGAAGTTATCAGCACGAACAGACAGGCCTGTTCCAGAACTGCAGTGATGGATTTCTGCCGGTGATTCACCGTAATTTAGGTTATGGCAAACTATGCAACCGAGCGCGGCCACACGACTAAGATGGAGCTTTTCAGCTTTGTTTTTTGATTTGCTCATATCGCACCGCCTAAGCGCGACAGACAAACAGAAACACCGCGCACAAAGGCACGGCGTTGAATGGCGTTACTGCGTTTTTGCGTCATCACTTTACTCCGGTGATGGCGCGATAGGTTCGGTGTTCAGCCGAGATGATTAGTATAAATCACTTTTTCTTCTTCCGGAAGAATACTTTACACTCCTCGTGAGATTCCTCAGTAGTTACAATTTTACCCTTTTCAATTGGGGTAACGACATAAACGCCACCAGGAAGATGATCGACGACATAGCTGCCCAGGATGCAAATTGCTTCATTCATTTTTTTCTGATTCATTAGTCAGCACCTTATGAGTATTCCATAAATCGTAGGTTTTGCTTTTCCTGTACAGGGATGGATAAAAATGAACTCGCGACGTCCTGGAATACAATGACATATTTAGATCGTCCATCAAGACCCTATTTTCACGGGCAAAAGAGAATGATAATTAAAACACAAATAACAACAAATTCAATGCATTACAAAAATACATAGAATATAAAAAAGTCATTCATATTTTTTCTCTGGCGCAACCCCCTATTTAACTAAAATAGAAGAGCCAAGCAAATTTCAGAATTTAATTAATTGCAGATTAAATGAGATAGCAGAAAAAACTACCGCAGCAAAGAATGCACATTTTGTGTAGCGTGCAACCCCCTATTTTCCAAGCCAGAAAAAGAAAACCCGCAAAAGCGGGCTTAAGGTGATGGACTAATAATCACAGAAGTAACTTGGGTTCGACCTTGCAGTGAATCTCCCACAGACTGATTCCACAGCTCCCACAGAAGTTAGCCAGGTAGTCCAGCCCGGACCACTCCCGAACTCCATCACGCGCAGCTCCTACGTACACACCAATTTCTTTATCACGCTAAAGGTCGAACAACCACCTGCCGCCACTATTGGCATCTCTGATCGCCACTATGCGAGTCAGATTTAGGCAGCATCCCAACAAGGATCATTGGCGGCTTTGGGGCGGGTTTCGATAAAAATACCTACTTGACAATGACTCATACTACAACCGAACCATTTCTGCCAATGAATACCATCCATGCATATTTCAAGAGTTTGATCATTCCCTCTGAATCTAACCCCCTCAAACAACATGTCAAGGCGCTCCACAATAATACCATGCGGAGGATTTAATTTTAAAACAAGGACTATGTTACCTGGCCCACTACGTATTGTTATCTTAGGACCAATACACTCAACATCCCAATTTCCGGTACTGACAGACCATTCATTATCTTTAATAACAAGGGCATCTCTTCCAACGGAGTCACAAAACACCCCTGAAAGCAGCATTGGTGAACTAACTTCTTGAGGTGGACGAACAGATAGCAAAGAGCGTCCATTAACCATAATCAAATGAGCACAATCATAGAAAGTAACCCCCGCAAATACGACTTCAATCGGATCGCTATGAAAGTCAAACATTTCATTAGCGTGCCCATTCCGAATACAAACGGGATTTTGGTTAGCTTGGGCTACAGTCTCTCGAGACAACCTTCCCCGTGCGCGACTTTGATTGCACCTAGGGCATAATAAAGTCATGCCATCAGGGTTATGCTCTTTAGCATCGACAAAATCAGGAGCAAAATGCTCATAATCATAAAAACCTACGCCACATATTACGCAACCGAAACCGCATCTCTGCCTGATTTCTCTTTTGACACCTTCAGGAATTGTTCTCGACAACCCATGATCATTAGTATTTGCCATTCCAGTGCACCTCACATAAACCTCTTTAACTATAATCGAAGCATATAAGGATGAATACCCCCCCTGTAATTTGAGAAGAAAACTACTTTTTTAATCCATCATCTTGATTTTTACAGTAATGTGCAATTACCTCATTCCACAACTCACGCAGGGAATCATAAGCATCAGACCAATTAGCGGTCACATAAGCACCAATTTTAGTTTTGAGTTGAAAGGCTCTTAACTGTTCGGGTGAGACATCCTTCGGTACCATCACGTAACCATCCGGAATTACCGGAGAGTTGCCAGCATTTGGATGCAGAGCGCGAATGCCTTCGGCCAATTCTGCTAACGTGTCCGAGTGCTCCTGAGCTGCAAGAATCCCGAACTCGAATGAGTTGGTGTCCGGGTCAAATTGTCCGTGCTCGTTATCAAACGATTCTCGCTGCTTATCTAAATAGTTGGCGGCGGCCTCAATGCCATCGCGGTAGAAAGTGACTACCGGAGCTGGCTGCGCTTGGCGATAGAGCGGGAAAGCGCCTTTCACATTTTTACTGCACTGGTCTATAAGGTCCTCGTCATCAGGGTCAAACCTACCGAAATAGCCCACCGGCTCGCTGTCCATTGCGGCCTTGCGGCGTTCCTGTAGCTCACGCAGAGCTGAAATCATATCTGCATATTCTTCCGCTGCACCTGTGTAGCCGTGCCCCTGGCATCCAGTGAAGCTTTTCTCCATTTCAGAAAGAAGTGCGGACAATTTGTCGTCTGTTATGGTTAATGTGCTGGTCATTGATTAGCTACTTTAGCTCGGCATTCTTGCAGCTCTATCACTATGGAGAGCATTCTTTCCCACCATTCCTCATCGACAGCTGGACTACGCAATGCCAGCATTCGTTCAGCGTCCTTTCTCATTTTCCCAAGGGCTAGATTTGATATCGGGCTATTCATGCAGCATCCTCCCCTAACACCCAGCGCAGAGCTTCGGCATAATCGCCAATGGCGCCATCAAGGGCCTTGGTAATTTCTTTGCGAGTTTTAATGCGCGTTTTTTTATCGCCGAGAACCTGCCGCTGACGACGTGCTTTTTCGTGGCCGGTAGTGCCAGCGGTCGCTGATTCGATTTCTGCCACTTTTTCCCGCTGTTCTTCGGGCTTCAGTGATGCCAGTTGCCGTGCCTGGGTAACGGTAACCGTGCCGGACTCCACTGCATCCCGAACGGCCTGTGTGGCATCGAGCAGAGACAGAGTTGCGCGTACGGTTTGGATGCTGACCCCGAACATCAGCGCCAGGTCTTCTTCATCGTGACCGCGCTCCAGTGCGTCGGCCATCTTCTTAGCTCGGCCCAACGGAGTATCGGCCTGCCGGATTTCGTTAGCAGAAACCATCGCTTGAGCCATGCGAACAGCTGAACCGCGTTTAGTAACCGCCGGGACCAGTAGTCGGGCCTTACCCTCTTTTGCCAGAAGCTTGTTCGCTTCCAGTGTATGGCGTACGCGCTGACGGCCATCGACCACACAGGGCAGCCCCGTTTCCGGGTCTTTCCAGACAATAATCGGCTCCAGAACACCCTGGTCCATGATGTTCAGCACCATCGCCTCGTTAATCGGCAGATGGATACGTTCGTCGTAAAGCGGGTGGGTCTTATCGGTAACCAGGTGCAGGTTTTCCGGTTCGAACATCAGAACGTTGGTTTTGCCGCTGGCGCCGTATGCATCGATCGAATTTTTAGCCATTTTTCACTCCAGTTTCCGCTATCCACTTTTCTTCGAGGTTTTGCTTCGCTTTTTTCCGACTACCCGCCCAGTAGCTTTCCTGAACGCGATAGTGGTCATACGGGCATTTCAGAGCTCCTGAGCAGGATCCAAACCGGTAATCTTTCCAGTGAAATTCCGGAGCAGCGCCACACTTGGGGCATACAGGTAATTTCATCTCGCAATCCCTCGGTGCTCTCTCAGGAGAGTCTCAAACATCAGACGTTCCCGGTTGCTACACCCAAACGGCATGTCGTTAACACGCCAAACGGTCGCTCCATTGCGGAGACCGCCCGGGATGATGCGGTGCATCCCTCGCAACTGACGGATCTGCCCGGACACTGACGGCATGCCGCGGTTCAATGCGCTGGCAATTTCTGCGGCTGTCATATCGGGATTGGCCGCGATAAATTCGAGCATTGGGATTTCACCGCGATACTGTGTTTTTTTCGATTTAGTCGTTTTCATGAAAAAATCCTTAGCCCCGAAAGCCTTTCGGGATGTTGGTATCCAGTTTTCCCATGCCGAATGAGCCCCCGCCGGTTGACAGGTTTGCCGGGCACAGGCTCAGCACCAGTTCAGGCCACTTCCGGCGCAGGGTTGGTATGTTCTGAACTTTCTCGCACCACCAGTGATCACGCTGAATACGCTCAACCATGGTGCGGATGTGGTCGTGGTTGCAGCCGTGCTCCTGGCGTAGCAAGCGAACCTCCTGGGCCCAGCGAACAAAATTAGGTTCTCTCGGTTTTGCCAGGCAGCCATCAAATTCTGCTGCGCGTTCGTACATCTCGACGATGGTCGACCAGAACCACATCGCGAGATCGAAATCGTCATCGGTGGCCAGATTGCTGTCTTCAGTAGCGTCCGGGAGAGCCATCTCCGGGAGGCGAGTTTTCGGAACTGAATCAGCAAAGTTATCCACAGGAGAAATCTCTCCCGCGTGGTTTTTATGATCTGTATGTAATGATCTGTTTTTAAGATCTGTATAGAGATAGGATTCGGCTTGAGAGCCGTTTCCAGGATTCGGCTCTTGGGCCGTTTCCATTCGGCTCTTGGGACGAATGCATTCGGCTTGAGAGCCGTTTCCATTGGTTTCAATTACTTGCTTCGATTCGGCTCTTAAGCCATATCCATTCGGCTCTTGGGCCGTTTCCACTACTTTCAATGGTTTAGTGGAATTAGCCCCTTGAGGGAATATTCTGGCAATTAGCTCATCCTGATCGACCCGATAATGCTTCTTCGGTGTGCCGTTTACCTGCCTGAGTTCTTCCTCAATTACCCCCGACAGGTACCCCTCTGTAATCTTGAACATAGCCTTCCGGACCACGTCGCCATCTTTAGCGCGAATCTCTTTCGCCAGTGCTGCGTGCTCTTTGTAAAACCAGCCATCGTCCAGGCTTGATTTACCCGACCAGAACACCAGCTGATTCAAAATCGCCGCCAGCAAATGCTGTTGCCTGTCCCCAGCAAAGAAATCCAGATACGGTCCGGGGATCGTGATGCAATTCCCCTGCCCCGACATGGCCTGAACAATGTCAAAGACCTGATTGTTCATACCGAAACCTCATTGTGTTGCCGTAAAAATTCACGTAACCCCATCCAGCAAGCAGTCCCGCATGCCTTCCGGTATGAAACGTCTTTCTCAGTCGCGATGATGACTGTCACCATGTAGCCCCTGCGTCCGTGCTTAAACCGCGCCCCAGGCTTCAGGATGCTATTTGATGGCCGGTCGGCCGGCACATGAGCCGGGTACGCCTTTTTGAGGCGAGCAATAAGCTCAGCAGCAGATGGGTTACACATAGTCACCTCCGGATCAGTGGTATTTAGTTACTTCAACAGCACCGGGTTGATACGCCTTGCTGTATACGGCTTCGATAGCATCGTCATGAGCGTCAATCGCCGTTCCGATAGCGTGTTGAGCAGCAAGCAGCGCACGACGTTCAATGGTGTCGTAGATGCTCAGTCGGTGGCGAATTTCACGCGGGAGAACGCGCAAAATCGCCGGGAGAAGGAGCCGGATTTTTTCACGCTGCAGTTCGGTCTCCCCCTTAAGCCAGCGGTGGAAAATGTTCTGCTGATTGCTCCATGTTTTACCGGGCACCAGGCGCAGCTGATTACCACCAATGCGCACGTACTCTTCGGCGATCGCATTTGCGGCGAAAGCCTGACCAACTTCAGCGGCCCAAGCCAACAAGGCCATTTCTACGTGCTCGTGTTTGATTTCCATCAATCAGACTCCTTCTGTACTGCAGCCGTATCATTCTCTGGCAGGCCACTGGTTGGGTTAGGATGAAGATCGGGGCGCATCTCATGAGGAGTGACCCCGGTTAAACGGTAGATTTCCGGAAGTTGTGCTTGCGGGGCCTTGCCACCAAACTTATGGACCCACCGACTAACGGAAGAACGTGAAATACCTAAGAGAGATGCCAGCTTTGACTGATTTCCGGCGATCTTGATTGCTTTGTTTAAACCGGTCATATGATTTTCCATGTGTTGACTAAACATCAACAATTGTTGCCAAAGAATCACCACATGTCAACAGCCAATGCAATTGTTTTTGTTGCCCTAAGGCTTACAATTAAATCCATGACAAAAAACGACACTAGCAATAACAGCCAGGTTGCAGAGCGGCTTACGTATCTGATGGAACAAAATCACCTATCCCAGTCAGACATGGCGAGAATTGCCGGGGTTAGCCGTTCAGCAGCGAACAGATGGTTTTCCAGGGGGAGTATCAGTAAGGATTCTGCCGCTAAAATTGCAGCTGCTACGAACACCTCACTTGCCTGGATACTTACGGGAGAGGAAGCGAAAAATGATGGATTTACCGAAGATGAGTTAGCGCTTATTGATGTTTACCGAGAACTGCCGCCAATCGAAAGGCGCAACATGCTTGCAGCGTTCCAAATGCGCCTGCAAAAACTCAAAGATTTTTACTCTGATCATGTTGACCCATCGACTAGAGAAAAATAACCCACCAAATATCATAAAGATACCGCCAAATGGCGGTATTTTTTTTGCCTTTAGTGTAACCCATGGGTTGACATGTGTATCCATTATGACAGCAATCATACCTATCGACACAACGGTGCGATAGGTTAAACGTTCGGTTGGCCGCCATAAGGCTAAGAACCAACAGGCTTTGCAATGCGGTGAATGCGGCTATGCGCACGCGGTTCAGTTAAAGCGGTACAACAACGGTCATTCATGTTGTGGGGAAAAAGCAGGCCGATACCAGTTGTTAACTGGCTGGTATCACCGGGAGGCACCCGGCACTGCATTGCAAAGTCTGTTCGGTACTCAATATCACATGAGGGTAATGGGATGATTAGAGAAGAAGACAAGCCGGCATGGAACCTGTTCTGGGTTAAGGTCATCGCCTTATTGGCTGCGGTCGCCGTTCTCAGTTTTGCATGCTGGGGTGGCAAATGAGCCGAAACGGTATTCGTTCACTGGTTATCGTTCTGGCTATCTGCCTTGTTGCCTGGTCAGCGACCATTATCAAGATTCTGCATGTTACGGGAGTTTTCAATGGTTAGTTTTCACCAAAGTAATCCGCAAATACTGGCCGCAAAAAGTAAACTCGCTATCGCTCACTTTATTAGTGATCCAGATATGTGGGTTCAAGCCATGGAGTCGATTAAGAGCACATATGAATCGACAAAGCACGTGGAAGACAACATGTTTTGTGGTCGCATTAATTCACTGTCAGCACTTAATGTTCGTGATATTTCCTTAAACTACGATACCTATGGAGATTTAATTTCTGTTGATGCGGATTTGCTTACTGCACAATACAAAATAAATACCGAAGTTTCTTTTTAATCACTCAAGAATAGATTTATCCAATGCCTTAAATGGTAGGAATACACACAAGTAAAACATACCGGAGATATATAATGGAAAAAACTAAACTTCGTTGCTACGGCTGCGGCGGCACCTTTACGCGTGAAGAGCTAAAATACCGCCCCTCTGGTAAAGGTGCCTACCGGAGAGAAATATACTTCTGCACGACTTGCAATGAGAAAGAAAAGCAGAAAAGCGCCCTTTCTGCCTCTATCTCTACATTTAGTAAATCATTGCCAGCCAGACCGGGCTATATGAGCAATAAACGCTGGTAGGTGAAAAATGATAATAACATCTAACCGCATTCCTCCCCACATTAATGAAAAGGCATCGATTGTTCTGAAAATGTATGCCAGTGGCAAAATAAACCCATGCCGAATTAAGTGTGGAAATTTAAGTTTAAAGGTTGGCCGAAAGTGGCGTTTATTGTCACAAGATGATGGCGGATGCTGGAAGGTCATGAGTCACGAAAAATACAACCAACTTAAAGACAGGAAACAGAAATTATGAGAATCGAACTTAACGATCAGGGTGCGACTGTTACCACAACTATAACCAGCACGGTATTTGAGTTCAGACGCCACAATCGCGCTGTGGATACTGCCATCTTCATGTCTCCTGGCGTACGCGCCAGCAGTGGCGGGTTCTTTATGCTGAAAACGGTGATATCTGGCAAAGCAATTCATGTGCTTCGAGCTTACAGAACTCTTCAGTCCGAGGCCATAAGATAAGCAAATCATTTACAGCAACCGTACCGAAACTGATTACTAATAATCAACATTACGCCGGGATACTGATTATAGTTTCCCGGCCATGAGGTTATTTATGGCCGATATTGCTCAAGAAGATGAATGGGTGATGGAAAAGGGAATAGTAGCGAAGATGTATATGACTCCCCGGCAAATTAAATCTTATCGGGAAGGGAGATGGATTGAGGGGGTTCATTATAAGAAGCACTCGCCTAATCCTTCTGCCTCAGAAGGAAGAGTAACACTTCTCTATAACTATACCAGGATTAATAGGCTTGTCGGGGATACGTAATGAATATGCCTACTGGCGTAGAACTGCATGGGAAGGGAATAAGAATTAGCTTTCTGTATCGCGGCATTCGTTGCCGCGAAATTTTACGGGGTTGGACTGTTTCAAACAGCAATATCCGTAAAGCAGGCAATCTCCGTGCTTTAATCGTCAGTGAAATACAACAGGGAAAATTTGACTACGCGGAACACTTCCCGGAGTCGAATGCAATAAAAAAGTTCACCACAACGAAAATGATCCGCACATATGGCGAGCTGTGCGAAACATACCTCAAAGCAAAGAAGCTTGAGGTATCCTTAGCGTCATATCGCGGTATAGCCTCCAGATTAGAAACCCTGAAGACCGTGGTCGGAAGCAATACCCATATTGCAGACATTCAGCATAGTGACCTGCTGAATTATCGAAATCAGCTGTTGACCGGAGAGTCAGTATCACCACACTCCCCCTGGCTTAATAAAACAGGACGGGCAGTATCCACCGTTAACGGGCTGATGAACACGCTAACGGAGATGCTTAAGCTGGCCCAACGCAGTAACTTCATCAGCCACACACCGCATGAAGGTTTAAAAATGCTGAAGCGGTCGCGTAAAGAGCCAGATCCGCTACTGCATGACGAATACTACGCCTTCATCCAAGCGCTGCCACCTCCTGCAGCATTATTATGGACAGTAGCAATCCACACGGGACTTCGTCACGGCGAACTGTCAGCGCTTGCATGGGAAGATGTAGACCTCGAACGAGGAGAGATCCACGTTTGTAGAAACAAAACCAACGAAGGGCTATTCGTCCCACCTAAAACTGACGCAGGTAATCGGACTGTCACCCTATTACAGCCTGCAGTGGATGCGCTTCGGCTTCAGTTTCAGAAAACAGGGGCACTCCGCAAAACAGAAATCACGTTCAACCACCGGGAATATGGTTTAACTGAGCAGCAGAATTTACGGTTTGTCTTTATCCCGGGCGCTCGTTCCCGGACAAAGGCCACTAGTTTCAGCAAGTCCTCCCTGGGCTACAGTTGGGACGCCGGTTTAAAGAAAGCCGGCATAAGACCTCGCCGGCCTTATCAGTCGAGACATACATTCGCCTGCTGGTTATTAACTGCGGGTGCGAACCCGTCATTCATTGCCAGCCAGCTCGGGCACGAAAATGCCAAGATGGTTTATGAGATTTACTCAAAATGGATCGGAGGGATGGACCGCAACCAGGTAGAGCTGCTGAACAGCACGTTGCCAACCGCTGTGCCCCATGGGTGCCCCAAAGAAAAAATTAAGAAAATTAATTTCAATTAGTTCAATGGGATGCGATTAAGCTGGATAATATGCATGTATTTATGGCAGTACTGGGAACAATTCTGTTCTTTGGTTTTCTTGCCGCGTATCTAAGCCACAAATGGGATGACTGATGAACGACGATAATCCCCACCCGTAACCGCCCCCTGCTGCTGATTGCACCAGGGGGCGTTCCGCTTTTAGCTTCCCGATCATAGCCTTAGCTTCATTATGAGAAATTCACGCCTTCCGCCATGCCTGGGGCCCCGATTGCAATCAAGGATCGTCACTTTACATTCATACAGCGGGTGTAGATTATTCAGCATTATTCGCGATATCGGATTCCTTGCCAGTGAAAACCTATATAGCTATTCCGTTGCTAGCCTTTTTTCTCACATTAATCGCCGGACTATTTTTAAACAGACCCTCCTCGCGGATTATTCAAGATAAATGCATGTCGTTCGATGGCGTAATGGCATCGTGCATGACAAAGCACTACAGCCCCCATCACCGCTTCTCTTAGAGGGACATCGGTATTGCGCCCCCTCGCTGCGAACCAGCAGAAATACCACTCAGGTCAACACATCGCTTTGATGGCCTCGCGGCCAGGTTTTACGCATGGAATATTCCGGTTTAAGGTGTGTAGCGAAAGGGAATTATTGATTCTCCATAAAATATTCACATTTTTGGTTTGCAATTGAGGCTCGCCAGTTCAGGAGCTATTATGAAAAAAATTATCCTTGTCATTTTTGTGCTCTGCGCAGCCGTGTCTCTTTCCGGATGCATCCTTCCGCCTGGAGGCCCCGGAGGAGGACCCGGCGGTGGTCCTGGCGGTGGACACTTTCATGGGCCAGACCTCCGTTAAGGTGTTTATTACAGCGATTAAAACAGCCACCGGAAGGTGGCCTTTTTAACCGCAACAAAGGCTATCAACTGAATGTGAAAACCGGCGACATCAAGTCTGACTTCTCCCGGGAATGAGGGGCTAAAAGTGTCAGAAGGCCTATGGGTTTATCAGGAAATGACCCGGGGCGGTATCAGCGGTTGCTTCAACAGAATGTTTGCGCCGATCGCCAGCGCCAGATAAAACGTCAACCCGCTGATATTGTGTTTTATTATAAAAAAGTGAGAGTTATACGTTATTTAACTATTATGACGCCGCTGGCTCGCAGAATAGACCCCTCTTAACCGCTAAAAAGTGTGACATTGATCAAACTCAACAACATAGCAGGCTCAAAGGCGTATTTATATTACGTCCGTTACCAGGGCCCGGCCTTGTACACAATACGGTTTTTTTGATGCACAGAGAGAAAGAGGAGAAATACCCATGGTCACTTATGATCGTAACCGCAATCCTATTACCAACGGAAGCCAGGTGATGATTAATGGGACAGGTAAAACGGGTAAAATTGTTGCTATCCACTCCACTGGGCTCACACCCGCCCAATTACGTCGCAGCAAAACCATTGAAGTTGAAGGGAATGAAGGTAAGTTCGAACCCGTTGAACTGATCCGTCTTGGCCTACACTAAAGACGGCAATGCCGCTGCGGCACCGGCAACTCAATATCTGGCAAGCTCATGCAGAACAGATATTCAGCGAACAGTACCGGAACGGCATTTTTGTCCCCTGCCTGACTTGCCGATATCACCTTCTGTCTGGCACGCATTCAGCAACGCGGCCTCATCACGGCTCACATTTCCAGAGAGTATTTTGTACTCCACTCCCCTTCGGCAAATTCGGGTTCATATTTGCACTATGGAGATAGACTGCTTTTGATTTTCCATACTGCTGACAGGCTTTAACGGCCGTAGAATGCAAACTATCGAGACCGTTCCACGCATCAGCCTGAATGCTGACCTTGTCACCATCGTTATACTGGACTGCTGCGCACCCTGATAGCGTTCCTGTGAGTACAATACCCAACACCGCCTTCATACCTTTCAT